CGGGGCCCCTGGGGGTTTATTGCGCTCGAAAATACCACCACCCCAACAACCAACATACGCATTCTTGACACACCCCCTCCCCCCAGCCTACCCTGCCCACCTACCCCAGAGGAGTTCCCCATGCCCCGCCCGACCATGAACCTCATCCGCACCAGCGTCATGCTCACGCAGGCTCAGCTCGACGCGATGAAGAAGATCGCCGGCCGCCGTGGCACGACGTCGAGCGAGCTCATCCGCCTGGCAATCACCGAGTTCGTGCGCACCGAAGCCACGCGCCTCAAGGAGATGCGTGACCGCAAGGCGCACGACGCGACGGTGGAGGTCCTCTAACCCATGCCCGCGCTCATTGCCGACACGCCCCTGGCCCAGTTGGCACTCGAGCTCGCCACCGGGTTGTTTGATGCCGTGCAGGTCTTCCGCAATCACGGCGTCTCCAAGGACGACGCCAAGGCGCTGATGCACGACCCGCAGTTCCGCTCGATGCTGGTCGGCTACCGCAAGCTGTGGCACAGCCCGATGAACGCCACCGAGCGGGTCCGGCTCAAGTCCGCGGTGGCAGTGGAAGATGGCCTGCTGGAGCTGCACCGGCTGTACCACGACGTCACGCTGGCGCCCCAGGCCAGGCTCGATGCCTTCAAGCAGTTGGTGCAGCTGTCCGACCTGGCGCCGCGCCCGACGAACGCCGGGTCCGACGGCCCGCGGTTCAGCTTGACGTTGAACCTCGGGGCGCCGGATGCTCCCCGGTCGCTGACCATCGACACGGCGGCCCTGCCCGAGTCCCCTGCCGACGCCTGACCATGCCGAGCACCATCGCCAAGACCTACGTCGCCTCGCCCACCCTGTCCCGCTTCCACGCCTCGGACGCGCCCATCCGGGTCGTGCGGGGCCCCATCGGCTCGGGCAAGACGGTCGCCATGATCATGGAGCTGCTGCGCCGGGCGCAGGAGATGCCGGCCAGTCCCGATGGCGTGCGCCGGTCGCGGGCACTCGTCGTCCGCAACACGTTGCAGCAGCTCAAGACCACCTGCCTGGTCACCTGGCTGGAGTGGTTGCGCCCCATCTCCACCTACAAGGTCAGCGACCAGACCATCCAGGTGCGGTTCCATGGCAACGATGGCGTGCCGGTCGAGCTCGATGCCATGCTCCTGCCGCTCGACACGGAAGAGAACGTCCAGCGGCTGCTGTCCCTGGAAGTGTCCTTCGCCTGGGTCTCCGAGTGCCGTGAGGTGCCACTGGAGCTGCTGCTGGATGCGTTCTCCCGGTGCGGTCGCTACCCGTCCCGGGCCAACGTCGCGACCTACTGGCGAGGGCTCATCGCCGAAACCAACTCCTTCTCGGAGGACTCTGCCTACTACCGCTTCCTCGAGCTCGAGCGGGCGGACAACGTGGGGTACTTCGTGCAGCCGGGGGCGTTCGAGCCCGCGGCCGAAAACCGGGAGCATTTGCACCAAAGATACTACGAGGACATGCTCTCGCTGAACAAATCCCAGGACTGGATCGACCAGTACATCCACAACAAGATCGGCCCGAGCCTGTCCGGGCAGGCGGTGTTCGCCAACAACTTCCGGCACCAGGACATGGTCGTGCCGTCCCTGTTCTACGACCCGTGCCGGGCCATCGTGCTGGGCATGGACACCGGCCGCAACCCGGCATTCGTCGCCGGTCAGCTCGACGCCCGCGGGCGGTTGCTCGTGCTGGCCTCCGAGCACGGCGAGAACATGGGGCTGGAGAAGTTCGTCAGCTCCGTGATGAAGCCCCGGCTCACGGAACTGTTCCCGGACGCCATGTTCTGGGTGGCGATGGACCCGGCGGGGCGCAACCGCTCGCAGATCGGCGAGGAGTCGGTGCAGGACGCCTGCAAGCGGCTGGGGTTCAATACCATCCTGGCCTCGACCAACGACATCGCGCCGCGGTTGCGGGCGGTGGAGCGGTACATGAGCCTGTACCTGGACGGCGGGCCGGGCATCCTGTTCGATGCGCGGCGCAACCCGTTGCTGATCCGGGCGCTGCAGCACGACTACCGCTACCGGCGGCGCAAGTCCGGCGATCTCGAGGAGATCCCGGAGAAGCTCCACCCGGCGTCCGACCTGGTCGACGCGCTGCAGTATCTGGCGCTCAGCGTCGGGTCGGCCGTGTTGGCACGCGCCATCCAGCGCGCCACCATCACTCCCGCTGCGCCGGCGCCCAGCGTGGCCGGCTGGACTTGATTTCACCCTCCTAATTTGTTGACACGACAAGAATTTGACCCATACTGCCCGCGCAAGACCCTCGTTCCGAGGGTGTTGGGGGCATACGGTGGCGTTTCTCTCCGTCGTCAGCGAAGGTGAGTTGCAGGAGCGCGACCGGCAGGAGTCCGAGCAGCGCAGGCAGCAAATCGAGCTCGAAACTCAGGCCCAGAGCACCAAAATCGACAACCTCGCTGCGCACATCCGCAAGCTGTGGATGCGCTTCGACAGCTATCGCTCGTCTGAGAACATCGACCAGCGCATCATCGACGGGCTGCGCACCTACAACGGCGAGTATTCGCCGGCCAAGCTGGTGGAAATCAACCGCTTCGGCGGGTCGGACGTGTTCGCGCGCATCACCACGGTGAAGTGCCGCGGCGCGACCGCCATGCTGCGGGACATCTTCCTGGGCCAGGAGCAGCCGTGGGGCATTTCGCCCACGCCGGACCCCGAAATCGGCACCGACCTGCTCGCGGCCATCGACCAGAAGATGGCCCAGGAGATGATGGAGATGTGGCAGCTCGGGATGGCGCCTCCGCCGCCCGAGAACATCGCCCAGCGCCGCAACGACCTCATCGACCAGGCGCAGAACGCCGAGCTCAAGTACGCCAAGTCCACCGCCGGGCGGGCTGAGACCGCCATGCAGGACATCCTGGTCGAGGGTGGCTTTTACGACGCCCTGCGCGAGTTCCTCATCGACCTGCCCATCTACCCCTACGCTGTCCTCAAGGGGCCCATCATCCAGCTGTCGGACCAGGTGAAGTGGAACGCCAACCGGCAGATGGAGGTCCAGTCGATACCCAAGATGTTCTGGCGCCGGGTCGACCCGCTGGACGTCTGGTTCACCCCCGGTGGCACCACGGTCGAGACCTGCACGTTCATGGAGAAGCTCCGGCTGACCCGTGGCGAGCTGGCGAGCCTCATCGGCGTGCCGGGGTACGACGAGGAAGCCATCCGCAACGTGCTGCGGGAGTACCGGGACGGGCTCACCGACTGGAGCACCGGCAACGACACCGAGTACGCCGAGCTCAAGTCCCAGGAAAGCCCCAACGAGAACGACTCGGAGCTCATCGACTCGCTCGAGTTCCATGGCAACGTGCCGGGGCAGGTGCTGCTCGACCACGGCTTCGACGCCGCCGAGGTGCCGGACGCCGACGTCGACTACCACATCACGGCCTGGCAGGTCGGGCAGTACGTCATCAAGGCGCAGCTGACGCCCAGCCCGCGCAAGCGCCCGCCCTACTACGTCAGCGCCTACGAGAAGGTGCCCGGGTCGCTCATCGGCCACGGGCTGCCGGAGATCATCGGTGACATCCAGGCCGTGGCCAACGCCACCCTGCGATCGCTGGTCAACAACATGAGCATCGCCTCCGGGCCGCAGGTGTCCATCAACGAGGACCTGCTGAGCCCGACCACCAACGGCGACGATCTCTACCCGTGGAAGCGGTGGCGCTTCACCCAGGACCCGCTGGGGTCGTCGCTGCCGCCCATCAGCTTCTTCCAGCCTAACTCCAACAGCCAGGAGCTGATGACCGTCTACGCCAACATGGCAGTGCAGGCGGACGAGATCTCGGCCATCCCGCGGTACATCACCGGCTCGAACAACGTCGGCGGCGCGGCATCGACCGCCTCCGGCCTGTCGATGCTGATGAACAACGCGACCAAGGTGCTGCAGAACATCGCGTCGCAGATCGACGCCGACATCATGCGCCCCCTGCTGCAGCAGCTGTACGACATGCTGATGCTGACCGACGACCGCGGCGTGCTGCGCGGCGACGAAAGCATCGTGGTGCGCGGGGTGTCGGTCGCCATGAAGCGCGAGACCGACCGCATGCGCCAGATCGAGTTCCTGTCGCTCACGTCCAACCCCGTCGACCTGCAGATCATCGGCACCGGCGGGCGGGCGACGCTGCTGCGGTCCATCGCCACCGGGCTCGGGCTCGACGGCGAGGAGATCGTGCCGAGCGAGACGGAGCTCGAGAAGCGGGACGCGATGGCCAAGATGCAGATGCAGGCCCAGATGCAGTCGGCCGCCAGCGCGCCGATCGGGCCGGAGAACCCCAATCAGGGTCAGCCGCGGATCGCGGCGCCCATGGACAACGCCCAGCGGGTACGGACCCCGCAGGCAGTGCAGCGCCAGGCGATGCCTGGCATACCTGGGAAGCCGGTATGAAGCGCACGCCCGAACTGCAGCTCGCAGTCGGTCGGTTGCGCGGCACCCGGGACTTCGACTTGTTCACGGCCGCGCTCGAGGACCACCTCGCCACGCTGACGGAGCGGTTGATCATGACCGACGACGAGCGGCTGCAGGTGGCGCAGGGCATGTGCCGAGGAATCCTGTCGGTACTCGACATCATCAAGGAGCGTAGGTAGTGAGCATTCCCGCACAAGTGAAGCAGGCAGCCGAAGCGGCAGAGCGGCAGTTGGCCCAGTTGTACGCCGTGCAGCAGGGCACGCAGGAGCCCCAGAGCGCCCCGCAGGGCGACGCAGGCACCCAGGCGCCACCCCAGGAGGGCGACAACGCCCCCAGCGCCGCTGACACCCAGTTTTCCGCTCAGGACGGCGCCCCGCAGGGGGAGCCGGCGCCCGAGCAGCCGCCGGCGCCCGAAGCGCCGGCCGAGGAGCCCGGTTGGGAGCAGAAGTACAAGACCCTCCAGGGCATGTACAACAAGGAGGTCCCCGTCCTGCGCCGCCAGGTGCAGCAGATGGAGGCCGACATGGAGGCCATGCGGCGCCTGCTGGCGCAGATGCACGCCTCCCAGGCTGCCCCTCCGTCGGCGTCCGCGCCGGCGTCGCCCCCCGCCAAGCGGCGGGTGACGGACGCCGAGGTCAAGGACTACGGCGAGGAGCTCATCGACGTCGTCCAGCGCGCCAGCCTGGACGCCTTTGAACCCTACGTCTCCCAGCTCGAGGCCAAGCTCGCGAGATTTGAGCAGATGGTCGGCGGGGTGGCACAGCACACGCAGCAGTCGGCGCGAGCCGTACTGTTCGACAAGCTCACCGCAGCGGTTCCCAACTGGGAGCACATCAACAAGTCGGGTGAGTTTCTAAGCTGGCTGGACCAGGCCGACCCCTACGCGGGCGTGCCGCGGCAAGCCATGCTGACGCAAGCCTTCGAGAACAACGACGTTGCCCGTGTCGTTGCCTTCTTCAAGGGTTTCTTGCGGGATTCTGGAGCTGCATCGGAGCCCGAGCAGCGGGCGCCTACGTCGCCACCGGCGGCGGGGCGTGCCGACCTTCGGTCGATGGTGTCGCCGGGCGCGGCCCGGTCGAGCACGACTACGCCCAGCAAGTCCAATGAGCGCGTGTGGTCGCAGCGGGACATCGCGAACTTCTACAACGAGGTGATGAGCGGCAAGTACCGCGACAACGCCGCCAAGAAGGACGCGATCGAGCGCGAGATCATCGCAGCAGTAAACGAGGGCAGGGTTCGTAATTGACTTCAACCTGTAGGAGGCCCTGATGGCTAACATTACCCCCGCAACGGTCTTCCCCGTTGCCACTACGCCGTGGCTCGGCGCCCCGGCTGACCCGGTCTTTTCCGGCACGTTCATCCCGACCCTGTGGTCGGCGAAGATGCTGGAGAAGTTCTATGCGACCACCGTGCTTGGGCAGATCGCCAACACCAACTGGGAAGGCGAGATCCGCAACAAGGGCGACAAGGTCATCATCCGTACCGTCCCGTCGGTGACGATCAAGGGCTACGATGCCGATCAGAAGCTGGACGTCGAGCGTCCGTCTTCGCCGACCATCGAGCTGCCGATCGACCAGGGCCTGTACTGGAACGTCGTGCTGGATGACGTCTGGAAGGTCCAGTCGGATCTGAACCAGCTCAACCTGTGGGCCGAGGACGCGGCGGAGCAGCTCAAGATCGTCGTCGACCGCGACGTGCTCGGTTTGCTGCTTGCCGGCACCGACGCGGCGAACAAGGGTGCGGCGGCCGGTCTCATCTCCGGCAACATCAACCTTGGCGCTACCGCCACCCCGGTGAAGGTCGTCCCGCGTGCCCCCGGCACCGGCGAGGTCGAGGTCGTGGATCTGATCGTCCGCCTGACGCAGGCGCTGGACGAGCAGAACATCCCGCAGACCGGCCGCTGGCTGCTCATCCCTGCGTGGGTGGCGTCGCTCATCAAGCGTTCCGAGCTGCGTGACGCCTCGCTGACCGGCGACGGTCAGTCGATCCTGCGCAACGGCCGCATCGGCATGATCGACCGCTTCGAGGTGTTCGTCTCCAACCTGCTGCCGCACGGCGTCCCCGGCGGTCTGGCGGCTGGAGAGTTCATGGTCTGCGCCGGCCACAAGCACGGCCTGACCTTCGCCTCGCAGCTCACCAAGGTCGAGACGCTGCGCTCCGAGTCGACCTTCGGCACGCTCATGCGCGGGCTGAAGGTGTACGGCCGCAAGGTCGTCGACGGCAAGGCGCTGGCGACCGCGGTGGTTGCTCCGGCGTGACCCATGGGAGGCCCCGGTAACCCGGGGCCTCCACTTCTCTGGAGGCTCTATGCGGCAGATGCTGCGCAACGTCAGTACCGGCGAGATCACCGCGGCTACACCGTCCGCCAGGCGGCTGGACGGATACGAGCTGGTGGACGTCGAGATGCACCCCATGCTGTACCGGACGGACGCCAGTGGCCGGCGCTTCGATCGGTTCGGCAACTGCCTCGACGTCGCCAAGCCGGAAGCGGTGGACGCGGAGTTCGAGGAAGTGTCGGTTCCCCCCAAGCGCCAGCGCGGACGGATTAAGATGGCCATCGCGGCTGAACAGAAGGCAGCCGACGCTGAAATCAACGACCTGATGGAGGGTCTCGGCTGATGTTGGCGTCTGCAGTCATCCAACTGGCCCGGGAGGTCTTGCAGGACGAGACCACGCCGTTCCGGTACACCGCGGAGCGGCTGCAGCGCGCCTACGATATGGGGCTCAACCAGGCGCTGCGTTTGCGCCCGGACCTGTTCCTCACGTCACGCTTCTCCCCCGATTACTTCAGCGGTGCGCCGACGCAGGAGTTTCCGCTCGACGCGCGCTTCCAGCTCGAGTTCGTGTACTACCTCGTGTCGCTCATCGAGAGCGAGAAAGACGGGCCTCAGATGGACCAGCGGTCTGAGGGTGCCTTCATGCGGTTCAAGACGGCTCTGCTTGCGCTATGACCCAGCCGACGACAGCTTGGCAGCAGGTGCTCCTGTCGGAGCTGCCTGGCGCGACGTGGGAGTACGTCGACCAGGTGCTCTGCGAGGCCCTGAACGAGTTCTACACGTCCACCGGGTCGTGGGTCGAGGACCTGTACTACGACCTGCGGGCCGGGCGGCAGATCTACAATCTCAACCCCGTCGTCGGTCGCGACGTCGAGGTGCTGTACGTCAACGCCGTGTTCGCCGAAGGCGTGCCGCGCCTGCTCGGCGAGCCGGAAATCATGTCGCACCTCGAGCACGGCGCCTGGGTGCGCCCGGCGGGCGTGCTGCACCTGAACGCTGCGCCGCGAGAGAACGTCACCCGCGGGCTGCGCGTCACCGTGGTGCTGCGCCCCAAGCTCTGCGCTCGCGAGGTCAGCGACGACGCGGTGCTGCTGTTCTTCGACACCATCAAGAACGGCGCGCTCGGTCGCCTCAAGGCGCAGCCGAGCCGCCCGTGGACCGACCTCGCCGGCGCTGCGGTCTGCCAGCGCCGGTTCCGCAAAGGGATGGCGGAGGCGCGGGACATCGCCCGGCGCGGCACGTCGCGGATCGAGTCGCAGTGGAGATTCCCACCGTGGGCATGAACTCCTGCGCCATCAATGCGCCGGCCATCAACGCGGGGTGCCGCCCAAGCGGCGGGCACACGCAGGAGGCGGAGCGATTCTGCCGCCCGCCGGCTGAAGATTGGCACCACGTCGCCACCCCCGCGGCGTTCGCGCTGCGCCGGCCTAGCGATCTGGCGGTATTTGTCAGGCAGCCGTCGTTCGGCAGATGTGGACAGGAGGACGCATGCTCCTAGCGCGCAAACAAGTCGGCGTGGGCGACCGCGCGCTGTACACCATCGACCTGTCGCAGTGGCTGCTGGCCATTGAAGATCTCGACACGGTCAGCGTCCAGGTCTACCCGGACACGACGCCGGCGGCGGTCGCGACGGCCGAGAAGCTGACCGACTCGCTCATCGGCGTGTCGTTCACTGGCGGGGCGCTGGGGGAGACCTACTCGGTGGCGGTCACGTACACCACCACCGTCAGCCAGGACGGGCTCGGCCAGCCCATTGGCACCCTGCTGCGCATCCAGAACGACTGCATCGAAATCACCGTTGCCCTGCCGTGTGAGATTTGACGATGCTGCACTACACCAACAACGCCACGACCACTCTGACGGCAGCCGTCGGCCCGGGCGACACGACGTTGCCGGTGGCCAGCACGTCGCTGTTCCCGCAGGGTGTGGACTTCGCCAACGGCGGCGCGTTCTACGTCACGCTCGAGAGCACGCTGATTGCCAACCAGCGGGAGATCTGCAAGGTCATCGGCATGTCGGTCACGGCGCTCCTCGTCGAGCGCGGGCAGGACGGCACGCTGGCGCAGTCGTTCAGCGCCAACACGACCCGCGTCGAGCGCCGCGCCGTCGCCGCCGACTACGACAACTTCGTGCAGGCCGAGGAGCTCGCCGCGCACGTCGCCGCGCCTGACCCGCACCCGCAGTACGCGACCGATGCGGATGTCGCCGCGGGCTTCACCGCGCACGTCGCGGCGGCGGACCCGCACCCGCAGTACGCGACCGACGCCGAGGTGGCCGGTGCCATTACCGCGCACAAGGCGGAGGCCGACCCACACCCGCAGTACGCCGCCGATGCGGATGTGACCGCGGCCATCACGGACCACGTCGCGCAGGCGAATCCGCACACGCAGTACGCGACGAACACCTTCGTCACGAGCCAGATCGCTTCGCACGAAGCCAAGACGGACCCGCACCCGCTCTACCTGAAGGCTGCGACCAACGCCGACATCACGGCCAAGACGTCGACCCGGGTCGGCATCGTGCCGGCCAGCCTAGACCACCTCTGGTCCCGCTTCATGGTCGAGCACGGCGTCACGGTGAGTGCCGGCGCGGCGTCGCAGGGCAACGTGCCGCAGCTCAACGCCGCGGGCAAGCTCGACATGTCGGTCGTCCCGACGACCGGCGGCACGACCTACCGCGGCACCGTGGATGCGGTCAACAACCCGCCGCCGTCGGCCATCTACTACGCCGGCGACTTCTACTACCACGTCGGCGTGACGGGCGTCGTCGACCCTAACTGGGCCGGCATTACGGGCGAGACGGTGCACGTCGGCGACCAGCTGGTGTGGAACGGCACGCAGTGGTCGCTCATCCCGAACTTCAACGACGCCAGCCTGTTCCTGTTCCGCGACGGCTCGAACGACATGGCTGGGCCGCTCAACATGGCGACCAACGAGATGCGCCACGGTGTCGTCAACTTCGACACCAACTTCGTGCCGCTGTGGAGCTCCATCGTGCCGCTCGACCGCCCGCCCGGCGGCAGCCGACGCGCTGGCGAGCTCTACACCAACGCCAGCGACATGCAGCTCGGGTTCATCAACGCGGCGTTGGCGCCCGTCGACCTGCTGGCGCTGCCGTTCTTCGCTGCCACGGCGCAGTACGTGCCGGGTCAGCTGGTCGTGCGCAACGGCAGCATCTACCGGGCGTTGGTGGCGATCTCGCCGGGGGCGTTTAATCCGGTCCAGTGGACCGACCTGACGAACTCGTCGGCCGGCGACTCGGTCACGCAGACCCTGCACGGCTTCACTGCGGACGACATCGGTGCCCCGCTGCGCTTCGATGGAGCGAAGTGGGTGCGCAGCCTGGACAGCGCCACGGTGCACTTCGGCGCCGTGCTGGCGGGGGTCATCAGCCAAGACGTCATCCGGCTGGTCTCCGACGGCGTCGTCTCCGTCGCCCTGCCGGTCAGCGGCGGTGCCCCGCTCGTGGTCGGGACGCGCTACTACGCCAGCACGACTGCCGCCGGCAAGCTCACGCCTACCGCGCCGACCGACCCGCTGGCGGCGCACCCGGTGCTGCGGGCGCTCAGCTCGACCACCGGCATCATCGAGACGTTCCCATCCTGGCTGGCACCGACGGCCTACGTCGACGCGCAGAACACCGCGCAGAACGCGGTCATCGCGACGAAGGCGGACAAGACCTACGTCGACGCGCAGCTCGCGCTGAAGGCGAACACGGCCGACGTGGATGCGATGTTCCAGGCGTCGAACGCCTACATCGACTCGGAGAACGCTCGGCAGGACGCGAACACGCTGGCCCTCATCATCGCCCTGGGGTAACACATGGCAAACACCTTCAAGAGCATCCAGGCCACCGTGAACCTCGCGGCGGCGACCGTCTACACGGTCCCGGCGGCAACGACCGGGGTCGTCATCGGCATGCGCTTCGGCAACAACCTCACGGCGGCCATCGCTGTGACGGCCAGGCTGGTCCGTGGCGCCACGAAGACCAACGTCCTGGGCGAGAGCACTCCCATCCCCGGCGGCAGCGCCCTGGAAGGCGTGATGGGCTCCAAGCTGGTCATGCAGGCGGGTGACGCGCTCGAGGTGCAGGGCAGCGCCGACGGTTGCGCCGAGCTGACCTTGTCCGTCCTGGAGATGAGCTGATGAGCTACGTCGGCAACCCGGTTGTTCGCCGCCCCGGCGCTTCACCGGCGTTTTACATATACCTGAACGGCGCGATGAACGCGGCCAG